AGAGCACGACCCAAGTTGTAACTATCTTATTTCAGCCGATGTCGCAAGAGGTGACGGAGCAGATAGTTCTACCTTTCATATTCTGAAATTAGAAACAATGGAGATCATCGGAGAGTACCAAGGCAAACCTACACCAGACTTGTATGCCAATATGTTGAATCAGGTCGGAAGAGAGTTTGGAAATGCTATGATGGTAGTAGAAAATAATTCAATTGGATATACGGTTATAGACAAGCTTATAGAGTATGGCTACCCCAATCTATACTATTCTATCAAGTCTACGCACGAATACATTGATCAGCATATGGGCGAACATAAGAGCAATGCTATCGCTGGCTTTTCCACCACAACAAAGACTAGACCCCTCATTGTGGCCAAGTTGGAAGAGTTTATAAGAAACAAACTAATTAAGACGTATTCTTCACGTTTAGCGAATGAGTTTAGGACATTTATTTGGAACAACGGTAAGCCACAAGCAATGCGAGGATATAACGACGACTTGGTGATGGCTCTCGCTATCTGCTGCTGGGTCAGAGACACAGCACTACAGACAAACGCAAGAGACTTAAATTACCAAAAGGCATTCGTTGACGCTATCATGACCTCTAGAACAACCTTGAATACCCAGATAAACGGACAAATTGGCTACACAGGAGAAGATCAAACTAGTAAAATGAACGAAGCAAGAAATCTATATTCCCAGTATATGTGGATAATAAAGTGAGAAACTAAATGGCACCCAAAAACCCAAAACAAGGCAAGAACCCCGCGAACAGAGATTCCCAATTATTTCGGTCTCTCACTCGACTGTTCTCTGGTCCTATCATCAGCTACCGCTCCGAGTCTGGTCGAAAGATTCGCAGACAGCATCTTGACAAGTATTCTAGTAGATTCAAGTCAGCATCAGGACAACAATTTAAAAAGCAGTCTTATAACCCGCTTGACACAATTGCAGCAAATGCAATTGCAAACCAACGCAGGTCTGAGCGTTACATTGACTTTGACCAGATGGAGTACATGCCGGAGTTAGCATCTGCTCTTGACATCTATGCAGACGAGATGACAACATTCTCTTCTCTTTCTCCGATGCTCAACATCAGATGCCGCAACGATGAAATCAAGGCTGTTCTAGATATTCTCTATCACAATGTAATGAACATCGAGCACAACCTTTTTGGTTGGTGTCGCACAATGTGCAAGTATGGCGACTTCATCTTATATCTTGACATCGATGATGAGATAGGTGTTCAGTCTACAATTGCCATACCGCTACAGGAAATCGAAAGACTAGAAGGTCTTGACGCAACAAACCCTAACTACGTCCAGTACCAGTGGAACTCTGCTGGAATGACATTTGAGAACTGGCAGATTGCCCACTTCCGCATCCTCGGAAATGACAAGTATTCTCCATACGGAACTTCTGTTCTTGAGCCGGCACGTCGTATCTGGCGGCAACTTACCTTAATGGAAGACGCTATGATGGCCTATCGCATTGTTCGTTCATCCGAGAGAAAAGTATTCAAGATTGACGTTGGTGCTATTCCGCCACAAGAAGTCGAACAATACATGCAGAAGATTGTCACCCAGTTAAAGCGTCACACAATTGTGGACAAAGACACTGGACGCATTGATCTTCGTTACAATCCGCTCTCTATTGAAGAGGACTACTACATTCCTGTCCGTGCAGGTTCTGTGACTGATATTCAGAATCTTGGCGGTGGACAGAACACAACTGCGATTGATGACATCAAGTATCTTCGCGACAAGTTATTCTCAGCTATCAAGATCCCACAAACATATTTGACTATGGGCGAAGGGGCACAGGAAGATAAGACGACTCTTGCTACCAAGGACATACGATTCGCTCGCACCATTCAGCGTCTACAACGCTCAGTCCTACATGAGCTAGAAAAGGTCGGAATTATTCATCTCTACACTCTCGGATACAGAGGCGAGGATCTACTAAACTTTAAGCTCTCCCTTAACAACCCAAGCAAGATTGCTGAGTTGCAAGAACTTGAGCACTGGAAGACAAAGTTTGACATCGCAGCATCTGCAACTGAGGGCTATTTCTCACGCCGCTGGGTTGCTGACAATATTTTTGCTATGTCCCACGAAGAGTTCCTACGCAACCAGCGTGAGATGTTCTACGACCGCAAGCACGATACCGCGCTTGAAGGTGTTGCCGAAGCTGCTGCCGCAGGTGGTGGCGAGGCTGGTGGCGGCGGACTTGATCTTGGGGGCAACGAAGGCGGTGGCGAGCTTGACCTCGGTGGCGACGAAGGTGGAGGAGAACTCGATCTCGGAGGAGATGAGGGTGGTGATGAAGGCGGCGGCGAAGAAGGCGCACTTCTAGCAGCACCTCCAGGCTCCCGTGATTCACCACGATTGGCACCTTCCCTCGGTAAGCGTGCGAGATCAGGAAAGAAATATACTACCAAGGGCTCTAAAGGCAAAGTTTATCAAAAAGTCGCAACAGATAAAAGACCATCTGGGGCAAGAACTCGCAACTACGCAAGTATTCCGACCCCTGAAATGAACACCTATAGAACTAACAACCTCGGTGCTTCAGAACTAAGATCACTCTCTAGGGGCATTTATGAAGAGCAAGACCCTAATTACTTGCGAGACCAAGAGGAAGAGGTAGCTCTTCTTGAGGTAAACAGTTCGGTAAAGATGCTTATCAAGAGCCTAGAAACAAAGACTACGGAGAATGATAATGAAAAATAGACACAACAAGAAGCGTAACACGGCTTTTGTTTTCGAGGCTCTATCTCGTGAAGCAACAGTTGCGATCATCAAGGGCGACCACACGAGAAAAGAAAAGGTAGTCTCCATTGTTCGGAAGCATTTCACAGGAGACTCTTTACTCAAGAGAGACCTAGAGTGCTACCGATCTCTGTATGAAAATCAGCACCTAGACCAAATCACTAGTAAAAAAATTGTAGAGGCAGCGATGGCTGCCAAACGCCTTATTGACCCCGATGGGCTATTCAAACAGCAAACCGAGGTCATCAATGACATCAACAAGGAACTCAGCCCTACAACATTCAATAACTTTGTACCAAACTACAAGTCATTGGCTACTATCGCGAAGATGTTTAACACCAACTCTCCAAAGCAAAAGGTGATGCTTGAAAGCAAGATCCTTGAAGGAATGGTCGGTGGAGCAGATATAACTCCACTTGAACCAATGGACAGCATAACCTTTAGAACTTTTACCAAGAAGTTTAACACCAAGTATGGTGACTCGCTCCTACAAGAGCAAAGAGAACTTCTAAACCACTACATTTCATCTTTCTCGCACGACGATCTTGAGACCAAGATATATCTCAACAGAGAACTTGGCAGATTAAAGCAGTCGCTATCCGAAGCAGTTAGCACAGAAGACATCGCAAACGACTCCGAGATGGTTCGCAAGACAAATGCTGTAAGAGAAAGGATCGAGAGTCTTTCAAAAGAAACTAGTCTAAACGAATCCACCCTGTTGACAATCATGAGAACGCAGGAGTTAGTAAAGGAAATCTACGACGATGCCAGTAACAGTTAGAATAGTCCCTATACCAGAGCCAGTCAAGGTCACAATCAAGCCCAAGACTCCCCCTCCTACAATAACATTAGAACTTGACATTCGTAAGTCGCTAAGTGGTGATCTAATGATTTTTGATCACGGCGACATTGATATTGTGCTTTCGGGCAAGGACAAGAAGATTACTGCTTTTCCAAAGCAAACAATGACTGACTTTACATATGGCGCTCAGAATAGGTTATTTGCTCACCTCGCCCGCAAAGGCATCATTATGCCTGAGTCAATCCAGGGTGCCTCTTACTACGGCGCGATGGAAGCGCAGCTACAGGAAGCGGCAGACGGCAAGCTAAACGCTGCTAAGTTTGCGCTTGTAAGTATTGAAAAGTTTATCACAGAAGAGAGACCATATTTTGAGAAGGTCGAAGCAGATATCGCTGGCTTCAATGATGAATACACCAACCCAGATAAGACTGACTCTACAGAACTTGGCGAAGTGCCACAGCGCGATGAGCAGGGTTCTATCCGCAAGGGCTACGGTAGAGATTCTTACACCATGTCTTACATGTACACAATATAGGATTCTATTATGTCAAACGAAATGAAAGTCATAATGGAACGCTGGGATAGGTTTATTCTCTTGGAGAACGAATCTCTCGATAAAATTAAAAAAAGCGAATCAGATACAAAAAATCTTATACAACAAGTATCTCAAGTAAAAGATAAAGAACAACTACAAAACTTTTTAAATATTGTTTCGCAAGACGAAGAAATTATGGATTTAATTTCATCATTTAAAAAAATGAAAGAACTAGCTAAATCTGAAAAAGTAGATGAAGGCTTGGTAGATGATTTTATGGACAAAACTTTAAAAATGCAAGCCGATGTATATGTTAAAGCGAGTAATTTTTTTGATACAGAATTAGGTAAAAAGATTATAAAATACGGACCGGCGACAGCAGCCATAGCAATGTTGGCGTATGGAGTATATGACAGCGGTGGCATCGAGCTAGATACCATAAAAGATGCTGCTGAAATTATGGCAAAAGTAAAAGCAAAAAAATTAGGTGCAATGGATCTTTTAGATTATGTTGGTGATGTTGATGCTCAAGGTGTAGCAGAGGAACAGATTTGATGGAACTTATACTATTCGTCCTAATAGCCTACGGACTAACACAAATTTTAGTCTATAGCGACATGCCCATAATAAAAAAACTAAGACCTCACAAGGAATCCTATAGGGGTTACGGCAAGGTCTTTCACTGCCCCATGTGTATGGGCTTTCATGTCGGCTGGTTTTTAGTTATACTTTCTCCTTGGACCGAACTATTTACGTTTGACACAACCCTGGTAAATGCTTTTATGCTTGGCTGTCTCTCATCTGCCACCTCCTATGTTCTAAACATGGTATTTTCAGATGAAGGGATTATGATAAAGCATAATTACAAACAAGACATTTTTTTCACAGAGGAAGAATAAATGAAAATTACAAAGACTAGATTGAAAGAAATTATCAAAGAAGAGATCGAAGCGGTTCAGGAAGGACCACAGCGTGCCTTCTGTGTTGGCTATGAAAAAGATGGCGAAACAAAGCACGAGACTGTACATGCTGATGCAGCCGGAATTGCTGAAAGAAAAATAAAAAGAAAGCACGATGTTCGCGATAAAGCGATTAAAAGCACCAGAGAAGGGAAGTGTAAAGGTCATGCATAATTATCTTATTGGAAAATGGGGACTACAACCAGTCCGTCGCTGCTGTAAAGGCTCTTAGCTCGCGCGGGTAGCGCCCGCATAAAGGAATACAAATGAAGATTACTAAAAACAGATTAAAACAAATTATCAACGAGGAGCTTGAAGCAACTTTGCTTGAAGCAGCCATCTCTGATCCAAAGCAACAGAAAGAAAGGGCTAAAAAGTTTTACCAACAAATTGAGCGCCTTTTGTACAATTATGGTCAAGAATTTCGTTCTCCAAATCAAATTGCAGATGCAATTATATACGCTGCTTCCAAAAAAGGTGTTAAGGAACTTGGTGAGCCCAAAGCGCCTTCTAAAGAAAACAAATTTGATGGCACTCGCGGAGCAGCGACAGCGTTAAACGATTTCATGGAAAAACAAGATCCAAAACTAGTTCTTGCTTCCTTATATAAAGCGTTTATACACACTAAGACAAAGAAGCAAGACATGGTTCAATATGGAAAAGAACGCTCTAAGAGAGAATATGATGCCGCTTTCAAGTTTCAAAGAGCAGGCGGAAAATTTAAAGACTTAAACAAGCCTAAGCGCCGTAAGTTTTTGACACGTTCGACTGAGCTTGTAAATGAAGATGAAGCTTCTACTATTAAGGCAGAAAGAGTCGTCAATTTTATTAAAGACCACGGTGACACCCACGCAGAACTTGTGCATCAAGACGATGGCTCTATGAAAATTAAGGTTGTCACAAAGGTATATGATACCAACACTCGCAAGATGAGTTCAGAAGTTAATTACATTGAACCCACTATGCAAGCAGCAAGAAGGATATTGGAATACTAAAATGAAACTACTACGAGAATATTACGAACTATGTGAAGGCGGCGTATGCCAAGACCTTCTTACTGAAGATGAGAAGCGCTTTGTCGCAAGCGGCGGGATGATGCTTTCCGGTAAGCTACAAGAAGCAGATGTTCAGAATGGCAATGGCCGCGTTTATCCACACAAAGTTTTGATGAGAGAGGTCGAGAACTATAAGAAGCTCGTAAAAGAAAACAGAGCGCTTGGCGAACTAGACCACCCCGACGATTCAGTCATCAATTTGAAGAATGCCTCACACATGGTCACAGAAATTTGGATGGAAGAGAAAGCTGTCATGGGTAAAGTAAAAGTTCTTAACACCCCTTCCGGTCAGGTTCTTAAGTCTCTCGTAGAGTCAGGCGTCAAGCTTGGCATTTCCTCTCGCGGCATGGGATCTGTGTCAGAAGGCGCCGGCAACGTTGTTGTCCAAGAAGACTTTCAACTTATTTGCTTTGACTTCGTGTCAGAGCCTTCAACTCCAAATGCTTTTATGATGCGAGAAGCAAAAGAGTTCAATAATAAAGTATTTACAAAAGCCGACAGAATCAACAGGCTACTAAACGAGGTATTGAAAGATGAAAGATGAAAAACTAGAAGCAGCACTTAAACAGTTTGCCGAGATTGTCCCAGAAAATGTTTTAAAACAAATGCTGAACGATGTTGTCCCTGCTAAGAACGAAGTTGCGGGTGTCGGACTTGCGGCGCTTGCTGCTAATCCAAAGTATGTTGGTATCTTGGTTAGAAAAATTGCTTCATTCTTGCAGGAAGTTACCGGCGTGGACATCGATAAAATACCATTCATTGATAAAGCAACACTTAAGCCATCAGATTTCTTTTTCCGATTGAATAGAGGATTGGATAAACTTAGAAAAAATAATTCAGCGATATTTAAAGCTCTTATGATAAAGATGGCTGTTTTTGATACAGCAGGTGCTATAGCGGTTTTTTCAGGACAGGATCAAAAAGTAATAAACATTCTTATTAAAGCATTTGAATTGGATCTTCCTTTGGCTGGTACGGATGGCGAAACAGCCAACAAAGATACCTCAAAGCAGAAGCAAATTGGTAAAGAACCCACTCCAAAAGCTCAAAAGCAAAAAAAGGTTAAGCCACTGGGCGGTGGCGATAAGTTTTTCAGCAGTTTTCAAGAGCAGATTGATAGAATGCAAACTCTTGCCGGAATTAACAAGAAGGTATTATGAACAAAGCACAATTAAAAAAACTAATCAAGCCAGTCGTAAAAGAGTGTATCCAAGAGGTGCTCATAGAAGAAGGTCTTCTTACAGAGGTGGTCGCCCAGGTTGCGTCCGGCATGTCTCGACAGCCAATTGTTGAGAACAAGCCAAAGAAAAGAAAGAATAAGCTATTTAATGAAGACTTGCAAATGCAGCGTAAGTCCCGAGAGGCGAACAAGAAACTACAAGAGCATCGCAAGAAGTTACTAGACTCCATTGGTGGAGACGCTTACAACGGAGTTGATTTATTTGAAGGCACCGAGCCTCTCAGAAACACAGCCTCACCCGGTCAAGCATCCAAGCCAAACGTCCTGGGAGACGATCCAAATGATGCAGGTGTAGACATAAGTTCAATCATGGGCAACTCAAGCAAAATTTGGCAAGCACTTAAATAGGATTAACAATGAGTAGACGAAAGGGTGCGAATGTTGTGGTTACCGCAAGACAATGCAGAGGTAATCACGAAAAGATGATCCGTAAGTTCATCAAGAAATGTAAAAAAGAAAAGATCATCGAACAGATAAGAGACAGAAGATATTATAAGAAGCCGTCTGATGTAAAGCGACACGCAAAGCAAGCAGCCATTCGCAGACACAAGCGCGATGTTGCTAAACAAAAGGTCAAAGACACACGCCGCGAAAGAAATAGTTGAGACTATTTATTTACGACTATGTAAATACGGAGGATTCTTATGTCAGTATTGAAAGCAACAAGCTGGGGTCGCACTAGAAGACCAAAAGCACCAAAAAACAAAGATAAAAATCTAATTACAGGCTCAACAGGATTAGCAGCCCTGAATACTTTATCAGAAGCCCAATTCACCGATGCTAATGGCTGCTATCAAACAGAAAACCAAAGATACATGCACTTAATGTGTTCTGGTTCTAGTACTGTTTCTAATGTTTATGCTTACAATTATGCGTCTGGATATTGGCATGAACTTATGACAGTTAAGCCGGATGATGGTGCTCGGCTGTCTATAGCTGTTGGCAACGATGAACATCGTATTGTTGACATTGCAGGCACTGATTGGATTTCAATTAAATCTGGTAGCCTCAGTGTTGTAACAATGGCGTTTAGCACTTTCTAAAGGAGTTTTATAATGGCTCAATTTAGATGGGCATATGTTAATTGCACAGAAGAAGACAGTATTACTATTGCTGGACCTACCGGGTCGCTTCAGTTTTTATCAACTTCAAGTGGGCTTAGCGGTTCTAAAAATGTTATTTTTAATACTTCTAGCAACACTTTGTTCATTACAGGAACACTGTTAGTATCAGGAACCATTAGTGCTAGTTCTTTTGTTGTTAATCAGACTGATACTATTTCTGGTTCCACAGTTTTTGGTAATAGTAATGACGACACACATAGAATAACTGGCAGCCTTTTTGTTGGTAATAATGAATCAATTACAACATTCCAAGTACTGCCCGCCCTGAGCCAGTCTATAACACTTGGAATGAGGCACACATACAGAACAATTGCAGCATCAGGATTTACATCTTCAACCGGTGATTATATTATTGGTTTTGGTGGAAGCGGCAATTTAAATTTTAGACTACACTCAGCCTCGGTTCACAACTCGGGAGCCATTCTAGTTCTAAAAGATGAAAACTCTTCTAGAGGTGCGGCTAAGATAACAATTTCAGCATCTGTTGGAGATACCATAGATAATAACGGCGCCTATGTCCTCACCGGTTCAAACCCAGCAATTTCACTATATTCTAACGGTGCCAACTGGTTCGTATTCTAACGAGGAGGTTACCTAATGGCTTATAACCTTCTCTCCGGTACAATTGTCGCAAACGAATCTGTTGTTTTCGAGCCGTCTACAAATGGTAGTGAATTCTCAAACATAATTGTTGGTGAATTTAAAGGCGATGGGCAACAATTACAAAACGTTGCCAGAGTTGTAGCCAACGGCACAACTGACTACCTTGTATCAATTGGAGCAAACGCTGATAGTTTGGTTGGAGAACCAAACTTAAGATTTAATGGCTCTCGGTTGCTTGTAAACGGACAAGTCACTGCCTCAACTATGCAGCTAACATCTCTGTCCGCAGGGCAGGCAACCACATCGTCATTCCTTGCTCTCGACTCTAACAACAATGTTGTTCTTACATCTTCTGCTGGCGGTCCCGATTTCGCCATAGCACAAGGTCCAATCAATTCCCTCCAGTTCCATTCAAGCCCTGGCGACATCAGTGGCTCTGCGAATGTAACCCTTGTCGGCAGCACCCTATTCTTAACTGGCAACATGGTTGTCTCTGGTAATATAGAGGCACACGGCTTTGATATTATTCAAACAAGTCTTATAGAGATCAACCAATCAGGATCTAGTGCTCTCGGAAATTCAAATGACGACACCCACCACTTCACAGGCTCTGTTTCTGTGTTCTCGTCTAGTACCGATCTGTTTGCGGTTGATGTCGAGAACAAGAGAACAAAAATAAAAACTGGACTTATCTTAAACAGAACTGCCATTACCTCAAACTACTCTGTTTTAGTCTCAGACTATTACGTCGGCATTGACACCGCAACACCAAGCGCAGTTATCACGGCGAGCCTGCCAGCAGCACAATCTTTACAATCAGGACAGACGTTTGTTTTTAAAGATGAGGGCGGGAGTGCCCATCAGTACAACATTCTCATAAAACCCTCCGGTTCTCAAAAAATCGACAATCAAAATCAATTAGTTTTAGAATCACCCCACGCATCTTTGACCATTTATACGGACGGCGCGTCAAAGTTCTTTATTACTTGATCTAAACTATACTATTTAAGAGCGTAATGTCACTGGTGCTTTTGCACTTGTGCATTATCCATTTTATCTGTAGGAGGATTTTATAAATGGCTTACAAATTTCAATTAGGTTCCGCTATTCTTAGTGGTTCCACAAAGTTCGAAGAACTAGTAGAGGCGGCTGGTGGTTTCAAACCCACTGTTGCTGACACTGCTGCTGCTGTTGCTGATGACAGCTTTTATTTCCAAGATTCTGACGGCTCCATGAAGCGTGAAAGCATGGCTGACTACGCTACCGCAATCGCTGGTGACGGTCTTGCCGCTTCATCCGGTGTTCTTGCTGTCGGTGTTGATGATACTGGTATCGAAATCAACTCTGATGCACTTCGTCTTAAAGACAACGGTGTTACTCTTGCCAAGATGGCAGGTATTACTAGAGGTTCCATCATTCTTGGTGATGCTTCTGGCGATCCATCCCTTCTCGCAAAGGGTACCGCAGCCCAGTTCCTTCAGT